GCGCCTTTGGTGCCGGGCTTACGCATCTTTTCGCCGGAACCGGCGGCGATACGTTTGCGTTTGGCGTGGATGTTGCTGTAAAGACCGCGTTTGGCCATTACTTCCTCCGCTTTTTGCGCTTCATTCCAGCCTCGGACATGGCAATGGCAATCGCCTGTTTGCGACTACCTACTTTTTTGCCCGAGCTGGACTTGAGGCTGCCCGATTTGTACTCGGACATGACTTTTTCCACCTTCTTTTGTGCTTTTGTGGGCTTCTTTTTCGCCATGGTGCGCCAGCAGAAGGTGCCTACCACACACGATAGTTGGTTTTTCCGAGTGACTCTGGTTTGGCAAGGTTGAAAGTTTGAAGACAGAGGTAGCCAAGAGCGTCAAAAGCATGGTCAACTCCAAGGTTTTTGTTGGGGAGGCCGGTGCCGGGGGCGTAAGTCAAGGTGCGGAGAGACTTGATTAGTTCCTTGCACTTGGGATGGATAAAGAGGCGGCGGGTTCCAGTGGCATCGAGCAGCGCGGTGTTGACGCAGGTGATCTTGTCGCGGATTTTCCACGGGCTGCGGGGGCTAGACACCGTGAAGCCGGATTTACGCAAGATGTTGTGGTCGGTTGCACCAACGCCGCTGGTTTTGCGGGCGCCACCCGTTGGGTCCGGGCACGTGATAATGCGTCGCTCCACGCCGTAGCGGGATTGGATTTCTTCGCATAGATCCCAAGTGGTGGCGCCGCCGGTCATGATGATTTCGTCGAAGACCCAGAGCACGTCGCCTTTTTTGACCGCGCAGATCGCGCTCATTGGGTCGATGTTGAAGTCCACCCCAATTAGCAGGGGCAAAACGGGAAGGTCTTGGACGGTTTTGTCGATGTTGTCGTCCGAGAAGCTGATGGCGACTAGGCCCGAGAGGTTTTCAAAGCTGGCTTCGAATTCTTGGCGGAAGGTGCGGGCGTCGAGTTGGGCGCGAGCAGCTTCGATCTCTTCCGGTGGGACGTTGTCGCCGTCGATTGTTGTGAATTGCCACCGCTGCCAGTCCGGGTCGTCCTGTTCGCAATAGCACCAGAGGTCGTAAAACCAGCTGGCGGTGCCGTCCGGGGTGGAAATAAACAGTGCCCAGCCCTGTTTGTCGGCTAGCGCAGGTCGGATCACCTCGAACCAGACTTCGCTGGACATGAAGGCGGCTTCGTCCAGCACCACGCCAGCCAAACTGCGGCCACGGAGGGCCATGGCGTTTTCAGTGCCCTTCAGTTCGATCGTTGAGCCGTTCACTAGCTCGATCTTTAGGTCCGTCTCGTTTTTGCTCTTGATCCACGCTTTCGGGACCAGCTTTTTCATCACCTTCCAGGCAATGTCCTTCGCCATCCGGTATGTAGGGGCCGCGTAAAAGAAAGTTTCCCCCGGTCTTTCGATTGCTCCACGCAATAATTCGATGCATGACAGGTAACTTTTTCCGAATCGTCGCCCGGCAACGAGGACGCGGAAGCGTTTACGGCTACTAAATACTTCGCCTTGGGCATAGCGGAGGTTGAGGGTTCCAGCAGCCGTGGCTGTCATTTGTATTTTTATGGGTACTTTCTAGGGTATTACAGGAATTCGACCCCTGCCCCCTAGTAGGTGGTGCGAGGGGTCCACGTGCAGTAGTCGCCGGCTCTGTAGGTGCCGAAGGGGCAGGAGGTTTCGGTGCGGGGGATGGACTGGGTCTTGTGCTCCAGTGAGGGGGTTGGGATGCAGTAGCCGGAGGATCTGTAGTAGCCGAAGGGGCAGGTGCTGCCGATTTGGGGGATGGGGGTGGCGTTGGCGAATACCAGAGCTAAAGCGAGCATGTTCTGTAGTAGAGAAACACTTAGGTTAGCACAGTAGAAGAAAACGTGAATATACCAGTAGGTTCCCTGGGCAGTGATACACTTGCACTATCGCCGAACCTCACCCCCCGGGAGATGAGAATGATTCCCATTCCCCGGGCGGCTTAAAGGCGCGACGGTCAACGGCCGTAAAGCTTCAGCTGGCAGCTGGTCAGCGAGTCAACTTGCTGGCAGGTCCTAAGCAGTTGGCGAGACTCAAACTCCAGAGCAAGAGCAGACCCGAAGCAGAGCGACAGTGCAACCACGGCGAAGGTGCGAGCGAAGCGAGGGGTGACGGTCATGGAGATCAGTTGATCAATTCCCTCATAGTGTATCACAGAACAGAGCAGACCGCGAGCGGGTAGGCGTACCAGTCGCAACGGCTACCTGGGGGTAGTGGTTCGGGTGTACTACTCCCGGCTGCGCTTGTCGTCCACCGTGATATTGAGGGTCGGAGCGGCCGCGGCCTGGGCTTCCTGCGCAGCCTCACCAACGACAGCGCCCATGTCCTTAAGCAGCATTGCAGCGGTCTGCAACTGGCCTTTGCGCAGGGCGGCGTTAAAGAGCCTCTCTCGCATGGCGTGGATTCGAGAGACCAGGACGGGCCTTTCCCTCTCGAAATCCTGCGTTACCCACTCCTGCACACCTTTCCAGTCGGCCCAAGCTGTCTTTACAGCTATGCCCTCTCTTTCGCTGTGCTCTAGGACGAGTTTCCTAGGGGTATGTCCATCCTGCATACGCACGAACAGGCGCTGTCTCCGTGCTTCAATTACCGAATCCGGATTACGTTTCCCGTAGATTCGGCGGCACCGTTCGGCGCTGTCATATGGCAACGGTTCTTTCTCCACACCTTCCGCCGAAACTTCCGGCGCTTCGTTGATAGCTTCCGGCTGTTCCGACATTGTTAGATTCTGCGGCCGTTTGGTTCAATCTTAGCCGCTACAATCTCCGCGCAATAGAAAAGCCCGGCAACTAGGCCGGGCCGCGTGATCGGTAGGGCTCCAGTCAGTAGAGCAGGTCGGCCAGCCCGAGTGCTTCCCATGGTTTCCGAGCGTCAGGCTTAAGGCCAACGTCCACGCCGTAGAACTTGCTATGGGTTCCAAGCCAGCCGCACACCCTGCGGACCTCGGCGGCGAACTCTTCTGGCGTGTCGCACGTCGTGGTTGTGCAGTCTCCCTCGGCGTAGCTGAACAGCACCAGGGCAGCCGGTGAAGCCCAGTTGCCGTAGTAGGAAGCGTCCTCCTGGCTGTCGATCTGTGCGAAGCCTTTAGGACATAGCAGGTTGTCGTACAGGTAGCGATCGGCGTCGCTGTACTCACGGGTACGGGTAACGGTCATGGGGTGAGCGCGCCAGTTAGCGCGGGTGAGGTTGACTTGTGCAACAATACAGCCGGAACCGGCCAGCCGTCAAGCCAGCAGCGGAGCCGGTGCAGCACCAGTCCACGGGTAGGGTTCGCAGCGCCAGCGCTGATCAGCCGGCAGGATCGTCTGGCCCAAAAGCTCCGACAGCGTGCCAGCCGTTAAGGTCTCGGCCGCGTCATGAATATTCAGGCAGGGACCGTCCGAGTAGTGCTCGCAGTACCAGCCGTCAGCCTGGCAAGCAGCGGACCAGCTAGCGCTTAGCTGCTCATCCGTCAGGGTATCGGCCAGGTCGCTTGCCCAATACTGATCAGCGGAATCTGGCGCGTACTGCTCCAGCTGCTTCGCTATGGCGTCGCGCCAGTCGCTTTCCCCATAACGCTGCCAGGCCTCTTCCTCTTCCTGATACTCCAGCTCGCTTAGGTGTGACTCATCAGCTACGGGATAGCTTTCCAGATCGGCAGCCCACTGATCAGCAGCCTTTAGCGCTTCGCTGTCGCTGGCGTGGATGAGAAAGATCTCATACCAACCACAGGCCCAGTGGCCCATACGGGTGACGCCGGTCTCATCATGACGCGCCAGCTTCTCCAGCTCCTCCGTCACCACTTGCCAGTTGGAAAGGCTGACGCTGTCTGCCGTGTCACGGGTGACCGAGACAGGCGCCAGGTAAAAGTCTGAGAGGTCGGCGCCGCAGTAGTTATCAGTGGAACCAAAAGCCGGATCCTGAGAGGTCCAGCGCTTCAGATGCTCGGGGGTGTAGGTCATGCTGCTCAACCTAGAGCGGGTCAACTCTCACACACTAACCACACCACCGGCCAGCCGTCAAACGTTGCGCGGTGGTGTAATATGTAAGGGTTCAACCGCTCTAGCTTGAGCAATGACAATCCAAAGCGCCAGCCTCAGACTGGCAGACCAGCTCAGCGCCAGCTCGTACGCGTGGCCTGGTGGCTATCCGTTGTTCGGCCTCTTCAGTGATGGCGGGGTCTGCTGTCACCGTTGCGCTAAGTCTGAGCGCGAGGCTATCGGCACCACAACCGGCTCGGACGGCTGGCAGCTTGTAGCGCTCCAGGTCAACTGGGAGGATCCCGAGCTTTTCTGTGATCACTGCGGCGCCCGTATTGAATCGGCCTACGCGGAG